GTAGAACCACTAATGACAGGTATAGTATCGTAATTACTAATTGTAGCATAATCGTTAAACGGTGCACTATTATTACCAATATATACAGTATCAGTTAAACTACCAGATACCTTATATCCTAACCTTGGTTTAAACTTAAAAGTTTTTTTCTGTATCTCACTATTATCTGTTTTATATAATTGTGGTATTATATTATTAGTTCCTGCTCCTGGTATTCTATCTAAGATAACAGGTCCAAAATATGCTCCTATCTTTCTTTCTCCTTGTGGTACATCTGATGCAGCATTTACTATCTCTGTTCCCCATTGTAAACCTTCTGCGTTTTCTAATACACTTTTTGATAATCTATCATTATCTTTGTTATCTTGATATACTAAAGTTTTTTGTTGATTACTTAATGTAGAACGTAAAGATATTCTATCTGCATTCTGTATCTTTCTTGTCCAATCTACCTTTTTACCACTATTAGCCCAATTGTTAAAACTTTCGATTTTAAGAACTCTATTTTCAGAATAGACCGGTTCTATCACTAAGTTTAGTTTCTGTATCAGTCCTCTTAAAACATCTATACATTTCGTTTGTGGTTCAAACTGTTCACCTATCTTTATAGTTCCTGCTTCATAATTTATAGGAGTTTGTAAAGTTGCAAAGTTAGAACCCGATAATATTGTTATTGCTAATGCAGAAGCTCCATCACCTTGGTCATACTCTACTTGAAGTTGTATCTCATCATTAAGAGTTAAATTTACAGGGTTTGTTGTTATGTTAAATGAACCTGTAATTTCAAGAGGGTCTGCTGCAGTATTTCCAATTGTTTGATTTGTTGTTATATTTTTAATTCTACCAACTATTACAGGTCTAGTATCTTCTGGATCAACTTCATATTTAATATTAGCACTTAACTGATGAGTACCTGATTTACCAACTGTATATGTAAATGTTGAATTATCATAACTACCTGCTTCATCTAATATTTCTGTATCAATACTTGCTGTTACATATCCATCTGTTTCTTCAATCGGTCCTTGGTTTGCTGATGAACTTGCAATAAATCCAAATCCACTAAACCCTGCTCCCTTAACAGATAAATCTTCTGTTTGTTTAGGCATTATATATAGATTATCAAATAAAGGTTGTAAAGAAGATGAATAACTAAATTCACCTTGTTCAAAGATTTTATCTAATACTGTTGATACTTTAATTGCAGGTGTAAGTTGTTGAACTTGTATAGGTGTTGTTGGGTTATTTATAAACCCTATTGATGCAGTTGCTTCTGTAGCATCTACCGCAATTAGTGGTAAAGAACCTGTTGTTTGTGAACCATCATTTCCTTGGTCTATTAGAGGATAGTATATTGCTCCACTTATATCGTTCTCCCAACTACCTGTTACATTTGCAGTAGTAAAAGGATGGTCATACTCACTCCAATCTAAATCACTTATTGCAACTGTTTTAATTGAATCATTAAACGTTACTACATTATTTGTTATTGTTACTTCGTAGTTATATCCACCATTAGGTGTTCTAACTACTTCATCTAAAAATAAAGAACCCTCTAGTAAAGTATCTGATTTACTAATAACTGATGCTTCAACCGATTCACCTAATCCAGGTACACTTGTTACACCAACTTTATATGCGTGTTTAAAAAACCTATTATTCTTTTTAGAACCTGGTAAAGTAAATCCTTGTGATGTTGCACCGAATACTTCACCTATCTCTCCATTCTCTATTGCAGATAAATCTACTCTAATAGGTGTATCTTCTAGTACATCTAAATCATATATTACACCATCATATTGTGCTCTAATAAATGCCATATATTATCTTCTTGATTTAGGTTTGTTTGCGTATTGGTAATTTATTCTATAAGTAAATAGTTTTTGTCCTCTTGGATTTGATTTTCTTTCTGCACTAGTATTAGTAATGATGACAGGAACGAACCCACCCTCATACTGAACATATACAGATGGAGATTGAAATAACTCTAATAACCATTCACTTTCTTCCGTTGTTAACCAATCGGTCTGTGCTCCAAAGTTCTTTTGTATTGTTTTATTGTATATGGTAGTTCCTCTTCTTGATTTATCAAATGCTACACTACCATCACTTGTAGAGTAATTAACAAACTCTTGTTCAAAGGTATCTTGATTATAAGTTTGTGTTTCTACTTTAGTTAAGTTAGCAGTATAATAATCCCAAGTACCTACTTTGTTTATGAATGCAAACCTTGTTCCATTCTCCTCTATACAACTATTTAATCTTTCAAATCTTCTATCACCCTCATTTTGATTTGCAACAACTGTATAATAAGACCAGTTACTATTACTAAATACAGGACCTAATGATACCTCGTTTATAAAGTTTTGAGGACCATAAGGATAGTGAACTAATCTACTTGCCTCTACATCATTTGAACCACTATATGTATTTGTAAAGAACTTCTGTGCTAATATACTATTACTTTCATCAAAGATAGTAACCCTATAATTTTCTACAAAAGAATCTTCTAAATTAAAATGTGAAAGAGTTCCGTAATCTTCTAACCTTACTGATTGTGTTGCAGGAGAGTTAGAAAGAAAATCATTGTAATAAGAACCAGATTGCCAGTTCAAACCAGATACTAATTCTTCTACTGCAGGATATACAGTTAAAGATTGACTAACTTGTGATTCTGAAACTATAAGAGATGAACTAGGAGATGTTCCAAATTCTTCTCCAAACTCTATACTAAACGTTTTTGTATTATTGTTAGATGAAGAAACTATTGTAGGTGTAGTCCATACTTCATCCCAATCAGTATAATCGTGTAAAACATCACTTATTTCAAATACACCAAAGTTACTTTCATTTGATGGTTGTTTGATTCTTACTAATTGTGTTGTACCCGTCTCATCCTTTACATCACATATATACTTCGCTTGTGGTTCTAAAGATAAACCTGTTAACGAATATACAATTGTTGCTTGTGTACCGTTTGGTGTTGTTGGTGTTGATATAAAACTTACTGCCATAATTTATGTTGTTGTTGCTCCGTTTAATTTGAATGCATTTATAATTTCTTCATTTATATCTTCCATACCCGCTTCTAGTAATTTATCACTATAATTCGCTATACTTCTATTTACTGCAGGAATTATAAATGGTCTAGGTCTAAATCCTTTTTCTGCAATTGATTTACGAACTGCAAATGGTAAAGAACCACCTATTGTTTTAGATTTAAATTGACCTGGTGAAAATAAAGATTCTGGGTTTGCACCAAACTTTCTAACAGTTCCACTTACACCACTATCTTGGTAGAACCCATAGTTCTCCATAGTTAAAGAAAAATTAGGTTCTTTTGCATCATCATTATATACAACTTTTACAGAATTAGCCAACTTACCAGTCTTAAAAAGACCTTGGTTTATAACACCGTCTTTTAAGTTGTCTTGTAAAAACTGTGAAAGTTGTTTTAATACCTTTCTGATGTTTGTTATTTCCATTTCTTATCTTTTATAAAATAAAATAATTCTTTTCCTAATATACCAAAAAATCCACCTACTAAACCAACTGCTGCAGACATTGCTATCTCATATATACCCATTGAGTATGCGGTTGTTAGTAAAAACCCTGATGCATAACTAATTTTATTTTCTATTCCCATATTCATAATTATGCTATATCACAGTAAGATATTTCCTTACTATCTGTTATTATTGTTGCTGTCATTAACCAACCTACTGCCTTATCTTGAAACGCTTCTAATAACGGAACAATATTACTCATTGTCATTTGTAAAGGATATTGCACTGGTCCATCTAATATATAAGCATACATATCGTATAACCCTTGTTCTGTATTGTTAAGAACTACTCTCATATCCTCATCTTTTAATTTAGGAACATCTAAAGAATAAAATTCAAAAGTTAATTCTCTTTGTCTACCATCTACACCAGTAAGACCGGGTGATGACATAGGTCTCATAAATAAAAGAGGATAACCTCTGTTTACTGCAGCATCTATTTTATCAATACCACCATGTCCAAAACCTTTGAAGTAGTTGTGGTTATTTACAAACAACTCTATTGTGTTTACTAATTCATCGTATCTTACCATATTATTTTCTTTTGTATTGATTCAATATTTGTTTCTGTCTTTTATTTTCTTCTTTAACTAAATCCATGTCTAATGATAACCAGTTTAACATTGTAACAAAGTTTACTTTTGTAACATCTTTCTCACCAGTTAACCTTAAGATTCCCCCGTCTTTTGCGAGGTGGTGGAGTGTGAAGAACCATCCAAAATGCTCTTGAATACTTGGTCCATCCCCTCCTTCATCTCCTTCTTCTCCATCTGATTCAACACTTGGGAAGATTGAAGGAAACTGTTTGACGATTGAATTCCTATTAGCAAAAAAAAATTGTACGCACCTAATGCGATACTCATAGGAAGATTCTTAAATATATCTTTTCTCCACTCTCGTTTCTCATTATCGTAATCTTCTACTGTATAATACTTAAACAAAGTTTCTGATTTACCTTGTATAAACTTTATATTGTTTCTTATTTTCCATTCAAGAGAATTAAATCTATCTTTTACTATTGGTCTGTACATTATAGATATTGCATCTAATACATTACCTTCTTGCAATTGTTTTTCTAAATCTATGTATTCTCCTGCGTTCATTTTAGATATAGGTTGTAACCCATACTTGATTCCTTCAAATTCAAAGATAGGTAAAAAGATTGCTTCTGTTGTTGTAATCTTTTCGTGTATATCTAAATAAACTTTTTGTAACGATGTAATATCCCAAGTACGAATAAAATCTTCATCATAATCAGATATTGCAGATACAATCCTAATAATCTTCTCTACTTCGGATAGATGTTCAAACTGTCCTAACTTCTGATAATGCTCAATTGTAAATTCAACTGGTATATCTATTTTTATATTCTTCATTTATTTATCTTTTTCTATGTTGATAAGATGTGTTGCTAACCACTCTCGAACTTGTTCTACTGTCCACTCATCACTTCCTTCTGGTCTTGGCATAATATATATATTTTTTAGTTAAATTTATATAACCTATTGATAATCTTTATACTTTATTATATTTTTACAGTTTCTTTGGTATAGGTACATCTAATTTAAAGTTCTCTAATTTAAGTTCTTTTCTTTTTTCATTAACCACTAACATTGCTCGTAGGTATAATTCCTGTCCTAAATTATTCGCATTCATATATACAAAGTTTGTAAATCTTTTACAATCCTCTATTGTTATGACTTGTGCAAATATATCTGCTAATTGTTTTTCTGTTATTATTTCTTGTTCTTCCATATTATCTTAATCCACTTATTACTAATTTCTTTTTTACTCCGTTTGATACTCTATTCCAATTACATATCGCCAAACTCATTACACAATCATCATGCATACCACTCATCGCTTGATAAGAGATTTTACCACTAGGTAGGTATTTGTATTGGAATGCGTGTAACTCCTTGTAGAGCGGTTCAAATAAACTCACAGAGGGTAGTTCTACATTCATATCAGCAATATCACTAATTAATCGTCGCACTATGTTTTCTTTTGATGAGTTGGAAGTAATGAATGGTTTTGTATTCTTATACTGCTTCTTAATCATTTCTACTATCGGGTCACCAATACCGTTAGACTCTACTAAGAGTTGTGATTTATATTGTTTACAAAAGTAAACTACTTTGTTTACAATCTCACTATAATCTATTTGTCTTGCTCTCCATATATAAACAACTCTACCTAATTCATCCATAATAGTTAAGACAGAGTAATCTTGTTTAGTACCAACATCTAATCCTGCTACGGTTCTTTTACTTGTAGGTAACCAATTCTCTTGATTACACACCTCATCAATATTAGAAAATACTTCACCATCTCCCTCTTGCCATTGTGCTAAGAACTCTTGGTTAAATACTGATGGGGGTAAAGATTCTTGTTGTTCTTTTAAAAACTCTTGTGATACATAAGGTGAAACAGAAGAAGGTGCAGTGTAAGAGTTATAGTTATTATCATCTCCTCTTTGGAAGTATAAGTAAAACCAATTCTTTGATTTAGGTGTACCTGCAATTAAACACTTCTTTCCTTTTGCACTAAGAGTAGGTAGAATAGATTTATTAAATGCATTATCTGATACATCTTGTGCTTCATCTATAAAAGCATAATCTATACTTAACCCTCGTATTGTTTCTGGTTTCTCTGCACTTCTAAAATATATCCTACTACCATTTACCAAAGTTATAATCTTTTCTGATTTATTTGCTTCTTTTGTTATTGGTGTAAATTCTATTGCATCTATTATTTGTGATAAAACCTTTACTGCCATTGAGTAATAAGGAGATACCCACAATAAGGTAGTACGAGGCTTATTAATGCTATAATATAATAACATATTAATAAGAAGAAGAGTTTTACCGATTTGCCTACCACATACAAGAGTGTAGAACATATCATCTTTAGTAAGTATATCATCTATAATTCCTTTTTGAAATTTGTATGGTTTAAATCCTTTATACTGCATCAAAGAATGTTCTGTATTTATGTTTTCCTTCTTCGTGTTGTATTCTTGTCTTTGCTATCTTCATATACTCATCTTCTCTTTCTATACCGATAAAATCCATACCTTCTCTTACAGATGCTTTACCTGTTGAACCACTACCCATAAATGGGTCTAATACTGTTCCTCCTTTTGGTGTCACCATTCTTACCAAGTATGACATCAAATCAGTTGGTTTAACTGTTGGGTGTATGTTTTTTCCAGTTTCT